GAGTTGTAGCACCAGTTGAGGTAGGTTGCCCTTGGCTCCGCACGAGTAACAGATCCATAACCCTGAATGCAGGTTCATGGACCAAGAGGGGCTGCGATCTTCCTTGCCTACAGTCAGATGATGTACGGGACAGCGTCCACCCACCTCGGTGTCCCCTACTGTTGTTATGGTAACCCCCAGTCGCTCCAGTACAGCGACTAGTTGTTCACCAGTCGCTGTATCCATCTGCCTGCTCCGAGTCGTCGTTATCGTTATCATCATCTGCGTCTGTCACTTCTGTGAAGTCCATGTTGTCCCAGTCCCACTTGATGGTGACCTCCCCATGTGGAGAGGTACGGGAGAGTAGGACTCTCACAATGGACCGGTCCTCGTAGTCGGGGTCTCTCTCCACGGACATGACCGTATCTGAGTCCTGCACAAACGAGGACGAGTACCCAATGGCGTCGGCTGTCACCCGTCGTGAGGTGCGACTGCTCAACTTGGATGACAATACCTGTGTTGTTACAACAATGGGTATCTTAAACTGCTGTGCCACTCTCTTGAGAGAGCGGGTGATGTTGGTCAATGCTTGTGGGCTGCCCTTAGTCTCCCCGTTCTCATCATCCATCATGTAGACACCATCCACGAACACTATGCCGGGGTTGTGCTGCTTGATCTTGGCAGCAAGACTGGAGACTGTTGTCGCTGACGCTATGTCCTCAACCAGTATGAACGGACTACTATTCTTGCGAGTCCTGAGAGCCCGGTCCAGCCTAGATACCTCAGCGGTGGTAGACATACCACGAAGCAACCCGGTGTGGGAAACCTTTGCCACGTAGGCGTCGTACCTCGCAGACTGCTCCTCCACACTCATCTCAAAGGAAACCAGCAGAGGTAGCACCCCTTCAGAGTTTGCCCTCTCGGCCATGACCATAAGCAGCATGGACTTTCCCCGTTTGGCCTCACCAACAAAGGTGATCAACTGCTGTGGTCGTATCCCTGATGTGAGCCTATCTAGTCCGGGGAACCCAGTGGAGATACCGATCAGACCATCAGGCCGGTCCCGCATCTCTGCGTACTTAGCCAGACGCTCCTCCCACTGGTCAATGATGTTCACATCTCTGGAGTACGTCGTGTCCCCTGAAACCTCTTGGAGGCCGGAGTTCAGCAGGGAAAGGGCATCAGAGACCTTGCCATCCGTCAAGAGGGGCAAGGCTAGGGTGAGGGTCTCCGTGATGGCCTCCCGACGGTAGCCATCAATAACCTCCTTCACCAAGCGGCTCAGGGACTCGTCACTAGCGTCCCCCATCGTGACCGACGGGTATTCTGTTAGCAGAGCCCTCTCGGTGGGTATCTCGTTGTGGGTGTGCCAGAACTCCAGCAACCAACTCCAAATGGGTGCGTAAGATCGGGAGAAATGCTTGGACTTGACGCCCAAGTCAATGACATCCACCAAACTCCCGTCTGACAGAACCTTACTGATCAGGAGTTGCTCTGCACTTGCCACTACAGGACCCACTCATTGTGGGGTGAGGCGACCCTCGCCCTGAGGCCCAGCAACTGTGCCTGCGCCTCGGTGGCGACATGGATCTTCATGGAGGGACTGTGGTACTTCATCTCTGCCTGAAGATCATAGATATTCTCAAACTGGTAGACCGGAACTGACACACCCTTGCGGGCCAACCAGCGTTCGATTGCGTCTTCCACCCCGTAGGTCAAGCATGTGTATACCTCTACCCCTACACCACGACGGTTGACACTGTCCACCAGTGACTTGATTGGCAGTTCGTAGGGTGACCACATACCAATGTACCTGTGCCACTCGTGCTGCCTGACGGCCTTGGACGCCCTCAACTTCTGGATGTTCTTGGAGGGGGGTCCAGCCAGCACTCCCTCAAACAGGCACGCCTGCTTGATCGGAGCGTCGGACTGTATGTCGTTACGTTCCACTGGCAGCACTTCTATAATCTTCGGTGTGCAGGGTCACGGGAATGCACGCCGCCCGCACTTCTGAATGGAACTTGAGGGTCACATGCTGCTTGAGGTTTTCAATGGTGTCGTGGCACACCACGATGGTGACTAACTTACGACTGGTTCTGCTAGTGAACAGGTCAGAGATTTCACGCTTTGCAAAGCCCGTCTGGCGAATAGTGTCCACATCATCCAGTACCACTACATCGTACACGGAACGTAGATAGGGGATCAAGTTACCCTCTTCGTACCCATCTGGCAGTACACCATCGTTCTTTCGCTCGTCATCCATTGCCCGCACGTAATCGTTGGCAGTGATGTACCTACCAGTCTGTCGGTACGCCCTGATAGCAACCCGGAGGGCAGCGACCGCCAGATGAGACTTGCCAGAACCGTGCTTACCTGAGAACAGTAGCCCCGTCCCTGATTCCCTGTGCTTGTCGAAGTCCTCCAACCACGAAACCACCCCTGAAGTATCACCAGAGTAGTTGTGGACACGAGCGTGCTCCATGCTGGAAGGAATCCCAGCCAGACGAGTCCTCTCGTCTTTCGGCTGGTTCCTCCAGTACTTGGGACCGTGCCACTCAGTCACGGGCGCTCGCTCCAAACGTCACGCCATTTCGATGGTGGGTGGTTCTCCTCAACGGCTGCCCTGTGTCCGGGGCCGGTGTACGGACGGATCACAGGGATGCACGGGTCGTACTCATCCCATTCGAGATCCTCCTCCTCAGAGGTGGGAATCCCGTCGTGTGTGCTACAGACCGGAGGACCACAGAACCCCTGTTCAATCCCGTATGTCAGCCAGTGGTCGAAGTTCATCATCACTCAGCCGGAGGCATCACGTCAACGTACACGATGTCCTCTGACCCTTCCTTCACACGCTTGAGAAGGGTCTGGCGGTCAGCCAAGAACATCTGCCAAGGTGGCACGTCCTCCACGGAACGGTCCCCACGCTCAAGATCCACAGCAAACAACGTCATCATCTTCTTTAGTTGGAACTCTGTCACGCCCTGCTTGTCCAGCATGTCCTTAAAGTTCTTGCCCAGCGCCTTCGCATTAACCGTGGACTGTATGGACATGGGGATGTGCATCTCCACTTCAGTGGCGAAGAAGCGGATTAACCGTGGAATACGACCCTTGACCACTGCTTCTTCCTTAGCCTCCGGGTCTTCCCCCAAGGTTGCGAAGTCATCCCAATCCACCGTATCTCCTCCAAACAGTACTGTGTATGTGTTGCTTGTTCTAGCACCACTGTCGCGGGTAAGCACCCCTTCCGAAAGCAGTACCTTGATGGCCCTCTGTGCCGTACTAGCCGAACACCCCATCCTCTGTCCCAGTCGTTCGTACCCTATCCTCACAGTATTCTTCGTGTTGTCCATCAAGCATACCAACTCTACTAACGCTGCCACCGCTGCAAACTGGCCCCGCAGGCGAGAGCACACCCACGTAGGGTACCTTCCAAAGGTGTTCACCGCCAATCGTCCCATCTGGTACACTTACAAGTACCACCTCGTTGGTGGTGCTCATGTGTAACACGGCTATGCAAGGGCCGGAGGCTGGACATAAGATCGTTCCCCACAGCCTTCGGTCCTTCGCCTTATTATTCTTTCCACGCCGTGGCCTGTAGTAAGTCCCACACGTTCAGAATGGGTACCGACGTGGTGAAGGACCTACCCGTGGGTAGAACACACACCAATGTGGCAAACTGAGACTCGTCCGCCTCCTCGTCCTTCTGTACAAACTGTAAAATCCTAGCCTCAGCATCTTCGTTAGACACATCCTCTGTAACAATGTCCTGCTGAGTATCCTCGGCCAACTCAGCGGCTGGACTATCCCCCAAAGAGCGCTCCAACTGCTTGTGTACTCCGTCTGGCATAGACTTTAAGTCCTCACCCGTTAGAGGTGGGATTTCATCTTTCTGGGTGGGGCTATCAGCCCCGTGCGCTGGGGGGGTAGTACTCGCATCTGCAACCTGTATGGGGATCATCCCATTGGTCAGGTCCAGCAGTGTGTGTCCTCGGTCGAAGTACTCACACACCAACCCCTCGCTGTGCTCCGGGTCTTCCTCCGACCAGAGGATTAACGCCGTGGCGTCGGGAGGTATGGCATCAAAGTGAAGTTCGGGAGAGGAACTTCCACTCTCCATAATCTCGTCTGCTGCCTCGGCTATGCCCGGATGTACCGACGCCTTGTCCTTAGCAAGCAGGGTGAAGTCGTAACCCTCGTCTACGAGGTAGTCATAGACCTTCCTCATACCCTCCGTGGGGCGAGTGTTCTCGCTGCCGATCCATGGCACGAAGAACATGCTTGGGTGGGGCAGGTCTCCCAGACCAGCCGCCAGAACTTCTGGGGAAACATCCCCCTTACCTGCAATAACATACGTTCCCACTGGCTACCTTCCCTACTTGATTGTGCGCCTCATAACCAGATCGCCGGTCAGAGTGAGCAACCTTAGCACACTGTGTACCCCCGCTGCAAGCGTCGCAATGGCGAGACCCGAGAGGGGGAGTGGATCAGCCCCGGTGAGGAGGGCTGCGGCGTAGGACAGGGACACTGCCGCAGCAACCTTGACCCAAGGCATGACGGGACGGGGGAGAGCGATCTCAATAAGTTGGACGGCCTTGCAAACCGCCAGTGCCCCGATGATGTACGCCATGTGCTGCTCCGACTATCCGCTGATCGAACTGATTATCCCCTCAGTATACACGTTGGCCGTCCACGAGTGGGGATCGAACGCACGTTCGTCTCCGGGCTTGGAATCGAAGGTCACCAAGTGCCCGTGCCCAGCGGTGGTGTGGTAGTTGGATGACGTGAGTTCGGTCGAAATGGTCAACGGAATGTTGTTGACAATCATCTTGCGAATCGCAGCCTTGTTCTTGTACCTAAACGGGGTGTACAGTGAGACGCTGTTGTTGACGGTGCCTGACCAGTAATGATCGCTAACCACACTGCTCCCCGATATGTATGAGTGTCCGTCCAATGTGGAGCCATCAAAGTAAGCCTCATTTGCGAACGGTTGAAAGATCCATTTATCCAGCGAAACTGTGGCACCATTCGCCAACGTAATCACGATAACTGGATAGAGTTCTTCCACCCCAGTGTTGATAAATGGATAGGTTGAGGTGTCATCCGACGGTAGTTCCGTGGTAGTGGCATACGCAATGGTGGGCACGTTATCCACCAACAACGTGTAGGTAACGCCACCCGTTGTGTTGGTCAGTTTAGTGACAACGCTGCTGTCATCTTCGTCGATCAACTGACCAGCGGTATTAACGGTTAGGTTGTTGGCGGTCAGCACATCTGACGACCCGTCGTTCACAGCCAAGTCGAACCGGTCGAACCTGCTACCACTGGACGGGTTGAGATCAACCCTAGTTAGTTTCAGACTACAGTCTGATAGTTGTATATTGGTACTAGAATACAGTCTAGCCCTGAACAGCACACCGTTGGTGCTGCCAGTTATGTATACTGCGTTAGCCTCAGCAGCACCTGAACCTAGGTCGAACCCAGACCGCTCCACAAACGCAGTAGTGAGGTAGGTGTCACCCGCAGAACTTAACGACAGTGTCTTGTAGTAGTTGCTACCAGATACAGCATCATTGCTGTAGTACTTGGCCTCATCTGGCAGGGAGCCCGCACTGGTAGGCTTCTCCCTGTAGAGCCTCACCTGTGCTGTGGCGTTGGTCAGGGTGGCTGCTATCCCGGCGAAGTACGGTATGGCCCGCTTGATCTGAACGGCGTCTCCGGGGAAGATGTAGGCAGTGCCTGCGCCAGAACCATTGGTGCTCAGGGTCACCCCATTGGTGCCAGCCCCTGTACCAGCAACCGTAATACTTCCAGCAGATGCGCTGGTCAGGTGGTTCCACGTTGCGGAGGCCCCCGGAGCCCCATTGAACCTTGGGTCCTTGATCAGATTCAACCTACGAGCGGCAGTGACAAACTTAATACGATCATACGGAGCCGCCGTGGAAGCCCCTGTGGTCTTGAACTGTCGGTAACTAACGTCTGAGTCAGTAATGATGCTGAGTAGCCTCAAGAGGGTGTCAGCCCTGCCTCGTTGACTGTTATACGTCTGAGAATCAGTTAACAGAGCCCTAATCTGATGGGGCCGCAACTCTTGGGTAGTGAAGAGGCTCCCGAAGGTGGACCCTAGCCTGTCAAGAGAGTCATAATGCACCCGCTGGGCATCCTTGAGGTGCATTATCTCCTCAATCAGCGTTCTATTCTGATCAGCCTCCCACCCAAACACGGCTAGAAACTTCTCCAAGTGACCAGTGGTGTCCAACGAACGATAGTACGAGGGTACACGGTTCATCATGCTCGCAGAAAGATTGTGGTACGTGGGGATCAGAACGGAGACAACAGCCACTCGTTCTCTGTACACATTGCTTGAAGAGTCCATGTTCTCAGTAAACAAACTAAGGTACAGCCAGTTACTAAGTTGTCCTATCGTGGTCAAGCCCCCCAAAGTACTAGGGTCGTCTGGCTTACGAGCCAGTGTTTGTGTGTCACCACCACTGTCGGCCACCCAGTTAACGTCAGTGGTGTCTCCATCGTTCCAGAACTCTGGGTACCCTGTCCACGAGTACATGACTCGTACCTCACGAATGCTTACTGCCCCTGACGCCGGGACAGACACCGTGGGCAGGGACTTGATCCTCCACCCGACAGTCACCTCCCACTTTGCTGTCTCCGAGTTGTAACCCGTGACCAGAGCGCTCAATCTGGAAGTGGAGTCCAGAGACTGTGCTACGTCTCCGGGTACATTACGAAGTGCCCCCTCACCACTGGTTGCCCGTAGGCCGGGATCACCAGCGGGATCTCTAAGGCGTAGGGATTCGTCAGCCATTAGGCAATACCACCGCTAACCCCAGCGAACGTGATGGTACGGAGCACGGGTAGGGAGATGGCAGAGGAGGTTGTAGCAGTGGGAGTGTGGTCCGCCACAGAGGTACCACCGGATGAAGCACCTAGGTTGCTGATGAACACGCTCTGTACACCTTCCACACTTTGTGCAGCAGACAAGATAGTGCTAAGTCTAATGATCATATTGAAATCTATGTTGTTCCAAGAGAACAGCGCCCTAACGGCGGCGTCTATGTTTGACTTCACAACCTCCTGATAATGGCCGTCTTTAACGATGACACTACTGAAGGCTACGTATACGTCCGTAAGACTGATAGTCGTACTGATGTTAGCAACAGTAACTCCAATCATGGACCTACTTTGCAGATAGTTAGTCAGATTATTATGGATGTCAGTCCCAGCAGGACCAAAGTTAGGAGACCCTGCGGCCTCAGTCAAGTACAGAGTAGAAGTACCACTAGGAATGTTCTGATAGTTAGAATAGGTTGGCAGGGCTGCGTAGTTAACAGTCACTGCGCCTGAGGAAACTGTGGACAAGGCAACAGCCTTACTCGCACCAGAGAACCCCAGCATCATGGTCTTGTAATCGTTAAGTGTGACCGCCCTGTCCTGAATACGCCTGAGAGCGGGGGCGTTGACCTTAATGGATGCAAGATTCTCTGGGTCTGTCCCCCCTGAAGACAGCGCAGAAGAAGCAATCGAAATAGAAACCACCGGACTGCTCATCGTTGTGATTGCATTAGCAGCAACATTGCCACCTGACCCCTGCCCCACACGGTAGGTAGCAACCATAGTACTACCAGCGTCAGGCACCTTCCCGTTCACGCCATTCCCTAGTACAACCCGAGTCGTGTCGGTGCTGTCGGTTACAGAAGTGAACACAGGGGCAGTAGACCCCACCTCGCTTATCCTTGCAGTATGCGTATACGTAGTGGTCCCCACAGTCAGGGTCAATGAGTTAGGAACTATCTTCAGTTCGGCCAGAGGAAAGGAGGTCCCTCTGTCCCCAGTGAAGTTAGAAGTCAAGGTTTCAGACACCGCTCTGCCCTCGGCTACCGGCACGGTGGCCGTGGAGTTTGCTGCTGCGGTAACAGCACCCGTAGAAGTGAAGTAGACCACCACCTTGGCCCCGGAAGCCGGAACCAGAAACACTGTGCCCTTGGGAAGGGTTATGGACGCTCCTGAAGAGTTGGACACGGTAACGGTAGTAGTGGCAGACGTGCGGGAGTTAGGTAGATAGCCCATCAGGCGAGCGATAGCCCGAACAGAGGACGCTTGGGTGGCGGTGTCCAAGTAAGCCTCAGTGTACGCACGATCAATGTAATAGTTCTGTACGTCTGCCACGTAGGACCAGAGGTCAATAAGCATCATGGTGAAGTCAGGTGAAGACGTGGAAGTCCACTCGGGAATGGTGGCTCTCGCACGCGCCACCAAGTCGGACTTGACTGAAGCGAAGTCCCTACTGGTGTAGTCGATGGGCATTATTTATTCCTTAAACTAGAGAGAGGCTGTTAATGGACAGGGAGTTAACAACCCCGATGGACACGGAGGCTGGGGTGTTGGGGTCGCTATTCAACTGGTAATCCACGTTGACATACAACGTAGCGTCCATTTCACCGGGACCACTCCATGACCCGTCGGGAGGGCGGGCAGTCACCGTCAGGGACATTGCACGACTGTTGGACAGATTTCGATTCAGCATGTCCATAGTCTCTTCCTTGTAGTCAGCCACCACCAGAGAATCCAACTGCTGGAACAGCAAACGTCTAGTCGACGCCCCATAGTACGGCATCATCACACGCTCATAAGTGTTCGTCATAATCACATCAAGGATTTCTTGACGAGCAGTAGCATGGGGGTCGTCAGTAGTCTGGATGGCCCCTCCAGAGAACGTGAATGGTACAGCGATAGTGGTACTCAACTTAACCCCTCATCAATCTGGCCCATGTTGCTGGGCCTACGATTCCGTCTACTGTCAAGTTGTGCAACCGTTGGTACCGTCTAACTGCCCTAGTAGTCATTCTACCAAAGATCCCGTCGGGTGTCCCGGCATCTAACCCCAGTTCCCCCAGTTTCCTCTGTAGGACACGCACCGCCTCGTTCCTGCTACCCCTTCGTAGGGGTCGGTCACTGACCGTGGCAGCCAGCCCAGCGATGTACTCAAGGACAGCGTGCCAGTCGATCTGGGGTTCCTTGACCTCCTCTTTGATCACTCGGGCCTTCAGAGCGGGGGCCTCAAACCATTCCGTTGACTTGCGGGGCTGGTGATGCCACCACTCCCCGTCAACGGTAGGGTGCATCCCGTACTCCTTGGCAATGGAGTTGATCTCCCATGTATGTAGGTCGTTATTAATACGGTGGAAGTCACATGCGTAGCACCAACCATCCAGTTGCTGTTGATGCCAACTTCCTAGCCATATGCCCTGTCCATCAAAGCCGATAGGTCCAAAGCGGCGGTCAGGATTGGCAGCCAAGTTTCCCTTGCCAGAGAGGTATTTCTTATAGAAGTACGTCTGCTTTGCGTAGGACCGGCAGCCTGAGGAGACGGAGACACGTCCACGGATGCGGGGGTCATCGAAGAACGCTTCCAGACGCTTCTTAAAGCGCGGGTGTAGGAGAGAGAGGTCTACGTTACTCTTGGTGGTCGGTATCATGCTGACTCCAGTGCTGTTAGCCGTGTGGTTAGTTCCTGTATTGCCTTAATCATAGGCGATATTAGTTCGTCATACCTCAGGCCCTGCTTCTCATGTTCCTCCACGGCAGGCAGTCCGGGCAGACCTTCGTCTGCTGGTACCTCCGGCGAGGCTTCAATGGTTTCCTTGGTCCAGATGGCTGTGTCGGAAGCGTCAGCACCCAGCACTGATTCAACCTCTTGGGCGATCAGCCCGTAGTGTGTCCTGACCCCCTCCCTGCCGTCCGTGTGAGTCAACTTGAAAGACACGGGACGCAAGTCGTTGACGAAGTCCAGCCCCAAGTTGGAATCAACTATGTCAGTCTTGTAGTTCTGATCGGAGGAAACAATGGGGTTATTGACCAGATATATCTGGCTCCATTCCAGACCGGCAGAACCCAGATTGTAGTTAGCACTAGACCACGGATGACATCCCAACGGACGAAGCGTCCCGTTGAGTAGCAGGCTCGCTTGGGCATTGTCTAAGTGCAGATAACCGAACTCATTTGAACCAGACATATAGGCTGGCATGAGTTGTAGGTACCGCTCAGACAGACCAGTGGACCTGATCGTGAGGCCACCATTGGCTACATTGGAGTGGCCGGAGTGGTACAGGTTGTACTTGGTAGCGGTCTCGTCATAGATGTACCAATCCCCTAAAGTAGAGGTTGTACCGCCGGTACCCATTCGTAGGCTACTCCCCAACTGGATAGCAGCACGATTTGTTGTTGCGTTGTTACTGGGGTTCACGTACAAACCAGTACCGGCTGTCCCCCACGGCTGTACTACTAAAGCAGCACCCCCCACGTTAGTACTTGTGTTAACACGAACCTGCCCTAAGTTTCCGGTCTCAACCTGTAGCATGGTTCCAAAGTGTGTGGTCTTGTCCCCGTCAACACCGGGGGTGTCCACGAAGGTGTAGGGAGGGTCAGGTGGGACCGTGGTGTTGATCCAGAAGACGTTGGTGTAGTCCTCGTCCTCCCGACACACCACGAGGGTGTCACCTACAGCAGGCACCAGCCACTTGCTGTTGGCAGCATGGCTCTTCCTACCCCATAGGGTTATTGGTACTGTCCCTGTCGTAGAGGTTACCGAGGGGATGATTACCTGAATCTCTCCCGTGGCAGAGTTGGAGTACTGGACCTTGGCCCTATGGATCATGGAATCAGTGGGAGGAGTAGACATGCTCTCTCCTCGTAGACGCTCGCCATGCCCCGGACTCCAACTTGGGGTGCGGGGCTGGACTGTACGTGTTTAGTATTACTGGGTTGTTGTAGGTGGCTCCCTTGGTAGTGCGACTGAGTTCCCATTCAGAGAGGAAGTGTCCTCGGTTGGTCTTCATCTCCATGCCCCGGACCAACCACAGGCCATCAAACTCCCCGTTAAAGCCCTCTACCCCCAGAGCACTCCCCGGTACAGGACCAGCCACTCCAGTGGTGATCACCTTGGCGACGTAAGCATTATCGTAAGCACGAGAAGCCTTCAGTTGTCGTTGAGCGGCGAACACAGACTGGGCGTCGGCCCCATAGGAGTCATTCAGAGGAGACGTGATGGTGTTACCCGCTGGGGGGGAGGCGTTCAGGAGATCAGAGGATGACACGGAAAGCAACTGTCCATCTGAATCTAGTACTGAAATACTCTTGGCAGTCATGTCCCCGAAGGCATGGGATGTACCAAACTCTCCGTTAAACTCTATGATTCGTCCGGGGCCACCAGAGAAACTAGCAGTACCCACTGTCTGGATTACCCCAGAAGGTGCCCCGTGCTTCAATGCACTCATGGGGTCCCACACATGGATTTCAGTGCCGTGTATGTTCACGGCCAGTCCTGACATCTTGCACGCCTTCGTCAGGGCTTCCCAGTCAGACGTACCTCGTTGAGACATGCTTGCAATGGTGGAAGTGTTGTCAGGACAAGAGTAAGAAAACTGATAGGCAATAGCAAGTTCTGACACCATGTCCTTGACTGAGAAGTCCTGCCATACACGGGTTCGCTTCCCACGCATAGACGCACTAGCCCCGAGGCAGGACAGTGTCGCCTCCTGTAACAGGCTCCCGTTAGCCCTACCATCCCTAACCTTGTGCGTTGGCGTGACACTTACAATGGAACCAGCAAACGTATGGGAAGACCCGTCAGGCAAAATAATCTGGATACGGATAAGACGATCTACATAAGAGGTCACCGATGCAGCACCAATGCCCGCCAGAATGACAGTGGCATGATCGTGCTCGTTCTCACGTAGACTGATGTCAACCCGTTCTACAGAACTGAGGACGGCGGCGTTGACTCCATCAATCTCCACGACCCTCGTATGCGGAGAGGCTTCCGGCTGAAACACGGATCACCCCTGTGGTATTCGTAAACGAGTTCCGGCTGGGATTTCATCAGGGTAGGGAACCTGAGGATTCAACTCAGCGATACGCCAGTACAGTTGTGGATCACTCAAGTGCATGGACGCCAGTTCCTCAAAGGTCTGACCCTCCATAGTCACCACTACACTATAGCGGGAGGAGACACGAGGCTTCCTCTGAGTCACCGCCCTGCCCTTACTGTTCGTAGTATGGGTGTACCGAGAAGATGGGGAGAGGGCCATTATTCTTTGAACTCCGCTGGCGTGGCGCCTATTCTGAGGCCGGTACTACTAATCATCAAGCCACCCAGAGAAGGGTGGTCGGGGTTTGTCCTATCATACGCAGCGCCATACTGCTTCATGTTATCTTCAAACCCGTTATTCCCCGGATGTTTATACAGGCCATCGTAGAAACAGTCACTACCTATTCCCTGAGCCGCCCCGCCGTGAGCCTCCATCCATTTACCATCCTCCATAACAGCAGTGATACCATCACTGCCATCGTCATAGCCCCGTAGGTCCCCTTTAAGGTCCTGTCCAGAAGTGACACCCCACTTGGTAATCCCGCCCGTATCAACGTCCTCTATTATCCCAGTCCCCTCTTGCCTAGGGGCTATAATCAGTATGCCTGTATCCGAAATGGGCAGCCAACCGTTGGATTTACTTGCCGCTGAATCAGTGTCCTGCACCGACACCCGCACTCGCAGGGTTAGGTTCTGCTGGTACTGTATTGTGTACGTCTCGTCAGCAGTACTTCCGATGCCGGTTAACACCAACTCATCTGGGAAGGGGACGCCGCTGGCATCATAGAACCCCTTGGCAAGGTCACATTTCCACTCCTCCGCCAGAATCTCCTCAGGGTCAGCGGCTGAGTTACTCCAGATCCACCCCTCATCCGGATCATCGCCAATGTCGAAGTTTATGTTCTCGGAACCGTATGTAAACTGGTGCTTATAGAAGTCATCACCGTAGTAACCCTCCCCGCCATCGCCCCCCACCTCCATGATGGGGAACGACCGGGTGAACCACCCGGTGGCTTGATTCTCTGTCTGGCGTGCCGCTTCGTTTCGTACATTCGTATTACCGGCAGCGGAGAAGTCATGTTGGAAGGTATCTATACCAGCAGCGAACAGCAGTCTCCTCTGCTCGGTAGACCAACTATCGAAGAAGTGATCATCAGGGGTGGTGAACGCCTCCCATTCTTCAGTGGTCGCATTGTAGGACTGAACCGCCTTGCGGTAGTTTTCAAACCCAGCCTCATTGGGCACCCCGTCTTGCCACAACAGATTCAAGGAGGCTTGGGAGGTGGCCTTTAAGCGTGCCCGTAGTTGTAGTCCTACGTACCCCTGTACCTGAAGACTAGGCAGAATGTTAGTAAACCATTCCTTTGCGTTATCCGCACCACCGTTATTTCGGATGAACGAACCGAGGGAGGAATCATTCAAGTTACTCACAATGCCGAACGAGATAGCGGTGCTACCAGTATCTCTGTTTTGTATCTTCAGGGACGCTCCACCCCGAGGGGCCTGCTTCTCGTCGTCACCTCGGGCGGGAAGGCTGGCTGTGTAGTCTATTCCTCCACTAACCTTCCACTCATTCATCTTCGTGTTACCTTCATCTGAAAACTTGCTAGTCTTGCTGGGGCTGTGATCAAACCCTGCAAATGCAGGCGCTCCAGTTAGCCCCGCTGTCTGCAATGTATACTCGGTGGAGCCCACCACGGTTGCCTCAGCGTTAGCGGCCTCGTCTTCCCACATTCCAGACCCCGCCGTACCGCCCTCATCTGTCTCTATGCCTGCCAGTGTCGTAAACACAGTGCTCCGACGAGCAAACCCCTGATAAAGGGCGTGCATTGAGATGTCAACCACACACACAGTGGGAACCATGTCTGGGGAGAACTTCTGGAGAGACACAGACACCGTGTTGACATACCCGTCAACCATGAAGTTCTCAGAGAAGAGCACACGAATAGGATTGGGAATCAAGAACGCCGAGTTGGTCAGGTGTGCATCTAGCAGGGAGTCACGACGCTCCACAGAGATCGGCTCTTCGGGGCTGACATTCCCGTCTTCATCCTTAGTCAATGCCCATTTCTCTGAAAACTTAACAGCCGCTTCTGTGAGACGCTGTCCAGTGATTTGATCCAGCACCATGATGTCTGCCAGAACACCAATGCGCTCCGCTACCATTGGTTCGGAGGGGTTGTTGTTAAGCAGAGCGTCCAGTGATTGAGAGTTGCCACCTTCTGAGTGATTTCCCCACATCGAAGAACTATCCCAACGTCCCTTAGCATTAGCGTACCGTTGTACTTCTTCTTCACGATTGAATAGCATCTGCCAAGCGAAGGACATATCACCCAAGCCCGGAGTAAGCAACTCGCTAGGGGACTGGTTGATCCACAACTGTGTATCAGTACGAGCAGTTACCGAACGGACCAACTGGTTGGGGTTGAACTGGAAGTCCAACTTGGCACCCAACTGGCTAAGAGCCTGTAGGGCCTCATCGCCCTTAAACCCCGAGTCAACTACACCTAGATTTGATCTCAGCACCTGTCCCAGCAGACGTATGTACCCACGCTGGATATGAGAGTCAGTGGGGACAACGTGTGTGGTGTGTGAACTAAAGGGGGGGTTGGTCACCTTAGGGTCAGTAAACATCCCCGCAGAGCCCCCGGCGGTTCCCATCACCGCTTGAGTTATCGCCATCTCTCCCTGTGTCATACCTATGACCTCCTCAAGGTACGCACGGCCTCAGATGTCTCAATCATACGAATAATCCTGTTCGCTAGCATGTCCGCATCAGCAGCAGTATTGCCTGACCCGTTCAAGTTGATAGTGGGAGATATGACCACAGAACTTCCTTGACCGCCGTCCCCCATACCTCTAGTTGCAGGATCGACAGCCTGTATTGCCCCACTGCTGCGGTAAGATGTGTACGGAGTACTACCAGTGGACATACCTCTAGTTGCAGGATCTCGTGGCAATCCCAACTTGGTAGCCCACGCACCACGCCCAGCATCAGACAAACTAGCCAAGTGTTGCAGCCACGTATTCGACCCAGAAGCCGTAGGTCGTGGGGTAGCCACCGATGTAGCCCGCTTCCCAGTCACCTGAGAGGCACTGGTGATGTTCGCAGGGGCAACATGCCACGGCTCGCCAAAGGACTTTCCGTGGCGCAGACCAAACTTACCGGCGTTAGCAGTAATCCAATCGTAGGACGAGGGTGGCCCTAGATCAGCGGCGTAGCCCAGTTCATGGAGGGAACCACCGGGCGGTGCCGCAGGGGAGGCCCCCGGATTCAGCCTCCACGACTGGCCTGCCCACTCAACATCCCCCACCGGACTATGGCGAGAGCGGAACAGCATCTCCTGCTTGGCAGAATCCCTAGTCCCACTGGTCAGGCTCAAGGGAACACCAGCACTGTCGGCTGCCGACTTCATCTTCTGAAGACTTGAAGCGAACCCACTGTTCATGCCTGCGTCCCTGAGGTGCTCAGTGTCCCCTGTTGCCCCGGACAACTTCCCAAGCCCGCCAAAGCCGGGTACCTTTCCTGCTAGACGCAGCCACCACTTGTTCTTAAGGTCGGCACTCAAACCAATGATGGGGCTGAGAGCCTCATCCAACTGTTGGAACTTCTCAATCAGGCCCTGTGTGTTCTTTTCCAGTTGGGCGTAGTTGTCAACTTGCTTCCTGTAGAACGACTCACCCCGTTCTACTTCTGACATACGAGTACGCTGTTCTTCCATAGCGTAGGCGTCGTTAATCCCCATCAGTTTCCGATGGCTTTCGTTGGATGGGTCGTAGGACCCACTACCACCCATCTCCTTAAACTGCACATTCTGCTGGGCTAACTGTAGGACCATGTCCTGCATGTCTTCGGGCAATCCCATGCGAGACAGATTGGCGCGAGTCATTGAACCGGACTGTAAAGCCCCAGTAATACGTTCAGTGCTATCCAAGTTCATACGGTTGATGATGTTGTTGGCTAGTGGCATAACACCACGAGCCTCACCACCCGGACCCCAGAAACCCTTACCCATCATCATGGTCATCAGGTTGGAGGACCCCGGCGAGGCCATTGCCGTGATCATCTTTGTGGCGTCCTCAGTGGTGTACCCGAAGCCAGAGGCGACCCTGATGGCCTCAACGTCTTTAAGCATGGACGTTGGGTTGATACCCATAGTGGTCTGAAGTTTCATCATCTGCTCAACACCACCTTTGCCGATGAGCCCACCCGTCAAGGGCTGACGCCACCTACTCTGGTAGTCCAGTTGGGTGCCACCGTACATCTGCCTCATCAGCAGTCCCGTGCGGTCTGCGGTCAGGACGCCCCCAGCGTTCTCCTGAATCCTGTTACCAGCGTAACCCCACGCTGCCTTCCCTGCTTCATGTACCTTCCCGACGGCTGCGGCTCCAAGAGCCGCTGCACCCATCCCCGAAGCCCCAAGCACCTTCATAGCCCCGTAGGCCATGCCGGTCTTTAAGAAGTTGCCGTTGCTAGGAACACCCCCAGCAGGAGTCTTACCCCCGCCGCCACCCATGCCCAACTCGGGCATCTTAATACCGGAGACGGTGGCGCTAAACTCGCGGGTTGACTGTACCAACCCCTTCATCTGCTTGTTAGTCTTCTCTAGTTCAGAAGAGAACCCTGCAAATACCTTCGTGAACTTCTTTAGGGACTCCTCATCGAACTTGAGGCGCTTACCTAAACGAGCGAACGCTTCCTTACCAGCAGATACTGACTGCTGGTCCTCGTCGTCACTAGCCATTACTTAGCCTCCACTTAGACATCTCGTTCCAGAAGGACCGCTGTCTCACTGACATATTACGAATGTCGGTTAAGGAATAACCGGGGTACCCTTGAGCAATGCTGTCGTATTCCCAGTAGACGTGTGTCAAGTTAACCGAATAAAAGGGAGGCCCAATCCAGTAGCATTGTGATCTTCTCACCACAATGCCCGCACGGGGCTTCCACCTCCTCCAAAGTTGGTCCGGGCTGGTCGTCCAGCACGGTGTTGATCACTAACTTGCGATCCGCTAGGGACAAGCCCTTGGACCACTCGGATTTAATCTTTTCGGACCTGTTGTCATCCCAAATAATGGCACGAGCAACAATGGCTGTGTTCTGCTCGGCTGTATTATCACTAGCCTCTGCAATAATCTGAGCATCTTTGCCGGTGAGGTACTTAACCTTTACCTCAGTGCCATTCTTAAGGGTTAGCATCCGTGGCTCGGTAAGCGATGACTTGGCCTCGGTGATCGGGAAGTCTTCATCCAGATTGACCTGCACCTCATTGCTCTTAGCACAGTGCCCACAGGAGACTGAGAACTCACGGATGTTGCCATAGGTGGCTTTGATCACCCCCAGAAACAGGAGGTCTCGGTCACCAATGATCAGATTGTCCAGAACGTCTGGATTGTCTTTAAGTGTCTGTGTGCCTACAGACACGACTGACCGACGAAGCAGAGCAGAGGTGTAGGCAGCATAGGTGAGGTCATCTATGTTGCTTAGTCGCGCCAACTCTTCCTCATCCTCCCCTGTCATCTCCCTGACTGTCGCTGTCTGTTGCCACTCACCAGACTCTGGGTCGATGACCCCACGGAGGAGGGAGACAGTTGTTGGTGCTGCCTCACCTACCTCAGGGGGTTCGTCGTGAACGGCCTCATTGATGTCATCAGCCTGTGCGGCCAAACTCAAACTCATTGTTAACTCCTAACTAGTACGGTTAATGGTATTAGAGTACAGGAATCTCGTCACCCCACTTCAGTGAGAAACCCTCGTGATGCAACTGCAACTGCTGAATCAGAATGCCGTTGTCACCAGCATTAAGGTCACTGATGGAGAATGAACCGGGCCAAGCGTTGTAGAGTGTGATACTCAGTTTCGGAGGAAGGTTTACTCCACCCTCTCCCGATGACGGGTCCGTGTTGTACTGGTAGTTGCCAGACGTAACCGGGTGGTCATACACCCACACGTTGACAGTGCAGCGGTACTCTGAGTTGGTAACAGTATCGCCACTTTCAGCAGAATCAGCCCCACCGGTCTGGCCTCCCTGCCAAGAGTGCATGAACTCCTGCCACTTGCTCAGGGCCTTGCCCCCACTGTCGGGGAACACTCCACGGGCCAAGGACACCGGAGCGAAGTCCGATTGCCCGACCATCTTGTGTGGGTGGGTGTTCATCCCACCTTCCCGATACGGGATGACCTCGTTGGTCACAGCAATACCGGACATCTGGGCGAACCCTAGATCACCGATACCTGCTGCCATATGTGCCGTGTTGAGACCGCTGTCGGCCTGTGGAACGATTTGCACACGGAACTTAAAGTTCCGCAAAGGGTCTGTACGGATAACTGGCATTTATTTCTCCTCCTAGAGAATATCTACGGCGTTTGCGCCGCCGGTCCATTGACTGACGTTCACAATGATGTACTCAGCCGGGTACTGGAGGGCCAGTCCGACCTCAACGTGCAACTCCCCGTTAGCAACGGTTGACGTTGTGTTGTTAGTAGCGTTGCAGGTCACATAGAACGCCTGACTCTCAGTGTTACCCTTCAGTCCACCCTTAGCCCACAAAGACCTGAGTTCCTGCTGTATGACAGTGACCACCTTCTGCCGCAAGTTGGCATCATTAGGCTCAAACACTGCAAATGCAGAAATAGCCTTGACACGAGCCTTGATGAAGTTCAGGGTCCGACGGATCGGAATGTACTTGGCCGGAGAAGTTACTGCGAGAGTACGGGTACCATTAATGATGGCACCCGTGCCCGGAACCAACCGCACTGGGTTGATGTGTGCGTCGTACAGCGTGCTCTCGTCGCTCTCGGTGTAGTTAGCCACCAAGCCAAAGACATTGGCTAGGTCAAGATTGAAGCCAGCGGGGGCCTTAGCCACCGAGTGCATTCTCTCTGCCTTGCCATAAATAGCCATGACGGCACCACCCAGAGGGGCAGTGCGTAGGGCGGCTGGGCCTGTCCTAGTAGGGTCTGCAACAGTAGCACCGGGGTAGTACACCGCCCCGTAGCCACTGTTGGAGTACGTGTCCACGAGCGTCACCGCCTCGGCTGCTGTCGTCTTAGTGACATCCGGGTCAATGATCACAAACCCAGTACCACGGCCAGACGCATAAGAGATGGCAGCGTTTACCTCGGACGTACCAGACACCCCCGGCAGGTTGATGAGCAAGTCACCAGTCACCTGATCCAAGAAGGCAACAGACGTGGTGTAATCTGCTGCCGCAACAGCGAGGCCATTAGAGCCCCCAACGAGGGAGTATACCCCTGCGTTGACCTTCGTATTGGTGTCCTTGGTAGGGGTTACTACGTTGGAAACTCGCACGTAGTCTGAGTAGTTGTTCAACAGACTCAGCACGTAGCGGTTGTGGGTGGAGTCAAGAGAAATCTCAGTCCACCTCTCCTTCTCAGCCCCATCTAGCCTAACGATCAGCGTGAAGGTGCCATACGACGTTGCGGAGGCTACCTCCCTACCATCTTCAACCTCTACGGCCAGACCGCTACTCCACGCACCAGAGTTCTCAGCAGTGAGTAGGAAGTGGTTGGCTGCTACGTTGGCGGTGTTTCCTTGGACAGAGCCAGTGGCCTTGGCAGCCACACCATTGGTAGCGCCACTAGCCAAGGTGTAGGTGACATCTCCGGTAAAGGCGGTGTTGAACTTGGTGCCAGTGACGTTGGAGTCAGTAGACTGTGCCGAGATGGTGATGTACTGAGAACCAGACACAGCGTCGTTGACTTTTATTGTAGCCGACGTTGCACCAGTGTCGTTGGAGAAGGTGAGATCGTTGAAGGTCTCTACTGCCGTGCCCTTGTAGTTTACGGTGAGGTTCAAGATACCTGAGCCGCCAGTGGTACTGCTGTCCGGGTTACCTGAGGCTTTGGTAACAACAAGGGTGATGTCGTTACCGTCAACCCCCGCCAACTTTGACGTGGCAGTAAACAGTGACTGGCTGCTGCCGTGAGTAAGAGCAAGGAGTGAGGATGTGTTAGCAACAGCACTCTGGGTGAGCACACGAACTACGTAGCACTCAACTCCCCCGTTGGAAAAGAACTGGTAAACAGAGTAACCAAGTTCATATGAGGCGTTGATGTCCCCGTAGATACTCACATAGGAGTTCCACGAGTTGATCAACACGGGCTTCCCGAGGGGTCCCCGTGTGGTCTGTCCCACGAAGGACGCTGTGGTACGACCGGGACGATTCTCAACGACGGCCTTTAGCGGGGCCTCGTTGACGTATACGCCGGGGCGTGTTTGGGTTGGCATTACGTATTCTCCTTAACGGTGGGTTACGAGTTTAAGACAGCACATCTAGTTCAATCTTGTCCTTGAGACTGATCTCAGCCTCTGTAGTTACCTGACCAACCCCTGTCAAAGCAGTTGCTGGTATCTCTGACGTTACAGAAAGGGTGTACACCTTTCTGAAGATCCTCTTCTTAAAGCCTGCTTCTTCGTCAAGCATGTCTGCACTACGCCAGTCCAGCAAGGACATATGGCGCTGGGTGCCGTCGATCCCAATGTCAAGAAAACCCCGCCTAAACGGAGCAACCTTGGTCAGAATGTGTGATTGCAGAGCGCGGTCATGTAACGCCGAGCGAGTAAACGTGGTGACCTGATACATCAGATCAACAGGAGTGTGCTCCAAGGCGGTAACAAACGGACTGGTTCCAGCGTTATTACTAGCCAACGTAAGAGTGCTCACGTCAGTGGTGGTGTTGGGCCAATAGGTGAAGGATGCTGAACCATTAGTGCTGTAATGTCCAGAAGGCTGACCAGCCGGGGGGCTGTCAGACACATATGAGTAGATGTTCTGGTCGGAGTGCTGACGGACGGTGGCGTGGGTGATGTCCAGCATCTCCAGTGTGATGAACGGAAACTTCTTCTCAGTCTCCCCCTCGGGATACCGAAAGAACACAGACACATCACGAGTACTGTCTCGG